GTCTTTGATCTGCTCGACCTGTAGCGCGATCTCGGAGGCCGTCACTTCCTGCCAGGTGATGCCGTCATCGGTGTGCTTGGAATTCAGCTCAGCACGCGCCTTATTCCAGCGCCCGAACATCTCGGCCAGCTCCGTGCGGTCCATGTATTTGAATTCGAAGTCCACCTTCACCGCGGCTTCGCCGATGCGAGGGATCATCACCGGCGCTTTGAACGTCGGGTTTTGAGCGATCTTGATCTTGGCCATGGGTTACGCCACCACTGCCGAGTAACGGGTTGGACGGCCAGCGAGCGAAACACTGATGACGCGAGTCATGATGCTGCCCTTCGTGAGGGTGGGCGTCGATGTGATGGAAACGTAGGCGTTGTAGAGAATGCTGTCGCCATTCGGAAGATTCAAACGAAGCACTCGCGTCTGCTTGTCATCATCGGCAGCCTCGACCACGGGCACATACGGTTGCGCCGGGTCATCGGCGACGGTTACCGCCATGCTGACGGGGCTCTTGGACGTAGGAAGTTGGTGGTCGTCATCCTCAGCCAAAAACCCAAAGGTCGCGAACTGCTGATCGCCCCCGCTCGATGCCAGATCAGTGATCTGCGAGATCTCGACGAACGACGTGACCTCGCGCACCGAGCCAATGCCGGAACCAACTGGATAAGGCTGCACATTGACGGTGTTGATCTTCTCCAGCGCGAAAGAGCCACTGAGGCTGTTGTCGACACGCGCAGCTCGATCGTTCAGCCGGGTCCAGCCCGACGTTACGGCGATGATGTCACCGTCAGCCAGGCCGTGCGCAGCGGCAGTGGCAACAGCTGGATTTGCATTGCTCAGCGCAGTTACCGGGATTGCCGCGCCATATGCGGAGGCGATCTGAAGGGTTGCGCCGTTGGGGAGTCTGAAGCCCATGTTGGTTTTCCTCTGTGCAGAAATGACAAAACCCGCTCAATGGCGGGTTCTGGGTTTGCCCAATGGGCGAATTAGTTGGTGTCGGCGCGGTACTGAAACGAGGCAGAGACTGTCAGCGTGCTGACACCGGTGATCGGCGGCCCAGGTTCTACCGGCGTGAGCACCAGCACCTCGAACGCGTCTTGCTTGAGCCTGAGATAGGCTGGGAACAGAGCGGCAATGTCGTCGACAAGGCCTTCAGCTTCGCCAGTCCCATTGCCTGCTGGATTGACAACGTTGACCTGGAACACGCCGGTATAGACGCGGTGATCGCCCGACAAGGTGTCGGTACCGGTCCCGGCCGGAAGCATGAATGCTGCCAGATACGTCTCGTCTGTCTCTGGCGTGAAGCTGACGCCCTGATAGGCGATCCTCAGGTTGCGCCCAACCGCCCACGTCGTGAGTCTCTGCTCGAACAGTGAGCGGATTATTTTGTGGCTCATACCTGATGATTCCTGATGGCAGCCTCAACAATCTGCTGGAAGCGCGCCACGGTGATTCGAACCATACCGCCCGGTGCCTGGGTCGAATGCCCAAATTCCAGCGGGATGGCGTACGGCAGGCTGTTGGTGATGTAGGCGACGTCGCCGGCGTGGAATTCCAGCACGCCGTTTGAGATGCGTGCGTTGGATTTGCTGCCGCTCGGATCGAGCTCTTCTGTGGTCGTCCCATCTGGCGCGCCAATCCCGAACATCCAGTTGCCACGGAATCGGCCACCGACGTAATCCTGGCCAGCTACGAGCCCGTTGACGTTGAAGTTCTGGACACGCTCGGTCTTGGTCAACGGCTTGGCGTATTTCACGCCTCGCTTCAGCTTGCCGGACTTCGTGAAGTTCGACTCTGTCAGGTTGATGACCGTATTGCGCAGGGAAACCTTGAAGTCGTAGTCATCGGCTGCGCGGGTGTTGGCATCACGGAACGCCATGTTGGCCGCCCATATCTCAGGATTGCCCACTGGAGACATCCGGATGACGCTGCTGCCGATCTCGATGATGATCTCGCGGCAAGACGAATCAACTGCGTCTGTCGCCTGGGCAGCGAATGCTGTGATCTGCGCTGCAAAGTCACCGCTGAGGCCTGCATATCTTAACGCCATGTCACTTCCTCAGCTGGATGGTCCACGTTGCGCCTGCAGGGTCATGGCCGACATTGAGCACTCTCTTCCCGTCGATCAGATCGCCGATCAATGGCTCTGCCTTCACGGCCGTAGCCTTGCCGCTCTCAGAAACGAAAAGCTCGTTCTGCAGAGTCAGCAGCTTCTCATCGAACGCTTGTATCAGGCTGCCATCCACCTCTTTGGCAAGGTAGCTGCTGAATACGCCACGCCCCATGTAGCTCAGCGATCCAGCCGAGGTATTGCCGGTCGCAGGGTTATAGACGGCTGCCAACTTGCGAGTGCCCTCCACCTTTGCTACGGCATCGGCCAGTCCATCCGGATCATCGAATGCCTCCGCCAGCTCTGCCTGAATCTCTTCACGCATGCCCATGATCAGCTCCTTTTGAGCATGATGGTGCCGGGCCGCTTGATCCACGGCGCCAGCAGCGCGAGGGCGAAGTTTTCACCCTGAGACATGTCCGAACTGCCGGCGACGTAGGTCTTGCTGACTGAGGTGCCCGATTGGGCCGACACGGTCTTGCTCTGGACTTCCTTTTGGGTGGCTTTGTAGAGGTTTCCTGCGGCCGCCTCTTTGGCGACCTGAGCGCCAGCCCTCTTGATCTCGACTGGCGCCGGATCTGGGACGACTCGCTGAATCTTGGCCGTGAGCCAGGCGTTTGCCATAGTCACAGCAAGGACCGGATCACCAGTGCCGGCCCAATCAGGACCAAGCTGAGCAGCAACGTCGGCAACAGTGATGAAGTCGGTCATGTGCTTGTCCTTATTCCTTCGGCACCAGGGCCTGCAGGTCTTCTTTCTTTGCCGTTGCGTCGAACTCGATGCCCTTGGCGGTGAGCCACTCTTTCAGCTCCGGGACCTTCATTTTCAGAGGGTCGGTTTCCGGCGCCTCCTGCTCGAGCTTCAGCGCTTCAGCGATCTCTTCAGCTGAGCTGCGGGATGCGTAGCCCTGTGGCGGGTAGTTGCTGGCCTTGTAGCCGGCAGCGATGTATTCCGAGACGGTTGGGCCGTCAAGACGCAGGCCATCGTCGCCCGCGGCGCTCACCTTGATACCGGCGCGCTTGTAGGCTTCGATGATGCTGGGGTTGTCACCCTGAACAACCACATCAGTCGCCGAGCTGATTACTCCGAAGAATTCGCTCAGCAACCGATAGCAGACACCCGACTCACTGCCGGGCTTATCGGTATAGATAACCTTCATGCTTGTCTCCCTTTCGGCCGAGGCGCATCAAAGCGCCCCGCCGAGGATTGCTTACGGGGTAACAGTGCCGCTGATGACGGCGGCGAACGGGACCTGCTTGCGGTCGAAGACGCGTTCCCAGTTGGCGGCGGCCGCGTACTGCGTGGCGGTCGGACTTAGGTTGCGGTTTTCGCCACCTTTCCAACTGAAACCAGCCGGCTGGAGGATCATGGTTTTCCTCTCCCACAGCACTTCTGCACCGCCACCGTTACCGCCGGACGGCTTACGCTCCAGCTCAACAGGGTTTGCCGGGTTGCCTTCGCCGTAGCCGAACGCACCTTGGCCGAAGAACACGGACAGGTAACGACCAGCGCCGTACACCAGGCTGTCGTCCATGAAAACCGGCTTGCCCAAGTAGGTGGCCAAGATGATGCGACCGTCGGAGTCGCGTAGGTACTCGATGAGATCCTGCTTGACCATCTGGTTCATAACTACGGAGTGAACGCCGATGGCAGAGAACACGTCAGCAGCGTCGCCGGACGTGAATGCCGCGTCCTGAAATGCGCCAGCGCTGATGGTTGCGCCAGCATCCACGACCATGTCGCCCGCATCGCTTGCGATGTTCGAGGCAATGACGCCGCGAGCTGCGCCCAGCAGGTAACGCTGCCAGCGGCGAGTCCAGTATGTGCCGAAGCGGTTGCGGATGTGCTGCATCGGCTCGGTGCGGGCCAGCTCGGTGGTCAAGTCGGCTACGCCATAGCCTTTATTGAGATAGAGCGTACGGGCGCGCATGCTGCCCATCTCGGCCTTACCGACCGCGCCCAGGTCATCCGGATCGTCGTTGGAGATGTTCGGCTCTTCGTCAGCGTCCAGATCTTGCCAGTACGCGATTTCAGCAGTGCCCTGACCGTTGGAAGCGATGGCGTCCAGCTCAGGTGATTTGACGATGATGCCGGATTCGAAAACAGCGGTCTTTTCCGGCGAATTGACCGGCGCCAGATCGGCGTAGTAGTCACGAACGAAGATGTCCGCGAGTTGCGTGGTGGCCATGGATTAGGTTCCTTGAGTGGCTTTGAGTCGCTTGTATGCTTCGGGGTTGTCTCGGGCCAGAGCTGCGCGCTCTTGCTCGGTGTGCTCCCCCCACTTTTTCGTGGCCTTGCCACCGTTGTCGCCGGTCTGCCCGGCACCCTGAGCCCTTGGCCAAAGGTGTGTTGCTGTTTCACGCAGCGATTCCGCCCATTCGAACGGTGAAAGCGGGGTCTTACCGTCCTTCCCGTAAACGACTTCGCCGTCTCGGTCGGTGGCAATGGCCTCACCGTCTTCACTGAGTTTGAAAGTGCCCCGGGCGCGCAGGATGATGTCCTCGGCGGCCTCGGGGAGCGCGCCAGCCTTGATGGCGGCAGCTCGGATGGAATCAGCCAGCACCTTGTCGCTGTACTTGGCAGCGAAGGCTTCAGCCTTGTCAGCGCGCGTTTTCTCTGCGGCCAACTGCTTGTCGTAATCGGTGCGCAGGCGCTCGGTGCGCTTGGTGATCACTTCGTCAAGCTTGCCCTCGGCGAGAAGACGGGTTTCCTCGTCCTGACCGACCTTGGTCAGCAGCCCCTTCACCGCGTCGATGTCCAGGCCCTCGAACTGGCTCTTGAAACCATCCAGCTCGGTCTTGGTGCTGCGCAGTGAGCCGAGTAGCTCGGCGTTCTTGGTCTTCAAACCAGCGACTTGCTGGTCGATGACCGCCTGAATCTCAGGGGTAATGGTCACGCCACCGCCGCCCTCGCCGCCTTCACCGGTCGTATTCAGAAAAAGTTGTTTCAGCTTGAACATGGGTATCCCCTGGGGATTGATGGGCCGCCGACCTGATCAGCAGGCATAAAAAAACCCCGGCATGGCCGAGGTCTAGTTTTGGAATCGCTACATCATTGATGCTATTGATGCTATTGAGGCTCGTCAGAGCTCGATTGATTCTCCCGTGGGTCGGGCATCAACGCCACGAGCTCAGCTAACTGGCCTTTTAATACGCGTATTTGTTCTTTACGAATGCTGCGTTCTTTCTCTTCAATCAGGCTGAACAAATCCTTCACGAGCGCGTTGGGTAACTGGTGGATTTCATCCCCGTGCCCAGTACGGATAAAAAGCCGCGCCTCTCGAGAGGCGACGAGTTTCAACTCGTCAAAGTATTTTTCATTGACCCCGAAATCGCCATCGCTTGAAGTGACACCGTTTTTCGAGAGCTCGGCGAGAACAGGCTCAGTGATTGAATGCGCAAGAGTGCCGAAGTCGCTTCCGGTCAATGAAACCAATTGTAGAACGGAGCCTCTGTCCAACTTTTGGGGGAGAGAGCCTGAATATGGCAAAAGAGATAAGTCTACAGATCGAGATAGCGCGTCGTATTGAAGTTCTGCACCTAGAACTGTGTAAGGCACGATCCCTTCAGACAAAACCCTCACGGACCATGATTCACTTTCAAATTCTTGGTAGACCTTAGCCCGCGGTCGTTCCTTCTCCGCCTGCTTCGAAGATTGCGCAAGAGCCACCCAGACAGCGGCGAACGTTCCAGTAGCCGCTAACCAGTCGCCCAAGCTCCCCATATTGGGGACGAAGCGTACGGTGCCTGACGGGTTTAGGTTGATACCAGCGATCAAGCCCAGTAGGCCGGTAATCACACAGGCTACGATAGCGCCTGCAACTGCAATCCATCTCATAATGCCTCCTATTAAATGAGGTCGCTTTATATCAGATGCAAGACTCTTCTCACTACTCGCCTACTTGGCGAGTAACAGTCCACGCATCGCCAGGTAATCAGCGAACTGCGTGCTGCTCGACACCCACAGCGGCGGGTCTAGCCGGTATTCCTCACAGCTGCGGCGCAACGGAATGACTTTGTCTCCATCGTACGCGTGAGTGGGCTCGACCAGGCCGATGCCCTGATCCCGGGCGTACATCTCGATCGCCATCATGACCTGCCCATGGCGGATGCCATACGGAATGTGGTCCTGGCACAACGGATGCCCGTCGAGAGTGACGTTGGCCCGCGGCCAGGCAAGGGATTGCGTTGCCGATGACCTCTCGCCCTTCCAGCGCATCGCATTCATGGCTACACACGCCGCGAGCAAATAACCGGTCTGCTCCGGTTCGCCGGCCGGAATCGGGAAAAGGTAATAGCTGCCGTGAAACTGCAACGCACGCAGATCGGCATAGCTATTTGCGTCAGCCCTGCCCGAACCCTCCTCAACGATGATCATGGCAACCCCTGTTCAGTGGGCTGTCATTGTACCCCTGCCCGTTTGAACATATCGGGCTCCATCTCCTTCATGCGCTTGAGCGTGATGGGCTTGAAGTTCTTATCGAGCTGCAGCTTCGCGAATTTATCGGGAGACAGTCCGCCATCCCTGAACAGCTTGCCGCGCACCGGGCCCAGGGCTGTGTCCTGAAAACTTGCCGGTTGGGTTTGGAGCCACGAATAGTACTGAAGTCCCGCGTCGACCTGCCCGCCGCCTTGCGCGCCAATGGCTGCCCGCGTTGCGTCCTTCTCAAACAGATCACTCAACCGGGTCCGAAATACGAACGTAGTGCGGCAGTTCTCATGGAACGGCGGCCGGGGTCCGGAGTTGGTCGGATATCGTTTCTTGTCCATGAATCGGCAGACCGGCGTCGTCTTCCGGTCGAGCGTGGCAATGATCTCGACTTCCGTGATGACATCCGGGTTTGCTTTCGCTGTCTCCATTCGCGCTGTGCTGGCGGCATGCTGAACTGCCGTATTGATGATGGTCCGGGCGTTCCGCTGGCTGACAGCAAGTATTCCGTCGGTGAAGTTCTGCGCTGCGGTGCCGCGAATTGCTTGGACAATCTCTGCGTTAGTCTGGCCTTGCGTGAAACCAACGCGGATGGCATTCGTTACCCGCGAGGTTTCAGTGCGCGTCCATCCATTAAAGAACGTCTTCAGCAGCTTACCGCCGTTGATCCCGGTCACCTGCAACGGCGCCAGTGTCAAAGCCGAGCGGATCACCTGGTTGGTCGGCACGATTGCGCCGAGGGCCGGAAAAGCCGCGTTGAGGCTTCGCGCCTCGAAGGCAGCTTCGTAAAGCGCGATGTCCACCAAGTCGGCCTGCACCAACGCACTGTACTCGGCATAGATCGCCAGCAGCTTCTCATCTACCTGGGACAGAAAGTCTTCCAGCCGCTCACGTCCATAGGTCGTCAATTCCTTGCGGGTCAGCTGCTCGCGGACCAGCCGGTCGATCTGGCGCAAGTACTTCTCGAACTTCTGCACCTCGTCGGCCTTGAGACGCTCGACCATGACCGCGTTGCGAATGGTCTGGTCAAGCAGCGCGGCCGCCGATGGCTCCGGCTGTTGCGTCTCCAGCGGCTGGGTCGGTATTTTCTGCATCGTCGGCGTCCAAATTCAGGCCCCTACCCGATTCACGCTCATCGCTGATCAGGGTGGCCTCTTCCTCGTAAGCACGCTCAGGTAGCTTGCCGGTTGTGAGATACATCCAGTAGGTGTCTGCGCTGACCGTGCCCGCCATGACGGCTTTCTGCAGCTCTGCCAGCACCTGGGCATCGACAACAGGCGTGATAAACTCAGGCTGGACGGTGAACGTCACTTCTTCACGCCTGTAGCCCTTCCACTCTGCCGCATATCGCAGGCCCTGCTCGATGGCCTCAGCCACTGACATGACGATGCTGTGCAGCGTTGCGTGCTGATCGTTCTGGCGCGTCTTGCGTGCCTCGCCCGACTCAGCCTCACCCGACACGTCCATCACCTTGGCACCGGCTTCGAGGGCGGCGCCCTTCTGGTCGGCCATGGCTTGGCGAACGGCCGTGATGCCTGCGCCCTGAAACTCCAGATAGCCGCATGACCCGCTCGGGCCGAGGTCCCAGGCCGCAGACGGGCCGGTGACGCTCAGCTCGACCGACTCGTCGAGCCCTGACACCCACGGTTGCGGGTGGCTAGTCTGGTGCAACGCTGTGAAATAGTCCGCGCTGAGCTGGTAGGACTTCACCGCGGCTCGCGCCATGGTCAGCAGGGGAAGTTCATCGACACCTGGTGAATTGTCGGTAGAGCCACAGTAGATGACAGGGATGAAGCTAAGCGGACGAACCAAACGGCTGTCGGAACCGGTGGACCCAAGAAAGCTGGGCCCTTCAATCGTATTGCCCGCATCGCTCAGCACTGCCGTCTGGCACACACCTTCGTGCATGGCGAAGACGCGGAACACCTCAATGGTGTCGTGAGCAAACTGATCGTTGCCGGGCTTGTCGCGAAACTCCCTGAACACCGAGAGCGTGAGGTCTTGTCGACCGCCGCTTGCGCCGACTTTCCAGTTGATAGCGTTGCGAGCCTCGTAGGTCGAGAAATACGGCTCCCCGGCCTCATCTATGTTCACTACCATAGGCACACGGCCGTGGGAGATAGTTTGGCGAACCATCCGCATAAACAACTGCTTCAGGCCAAAGCCATCAGCGGTTGCGCTGTCCTCCAGCCCCCTCAGGCCGACAGGGAGCTTGATTTCGGGAATCAGCCGGGACACGAGCCCCATCATCGAGCGCAACGCATCGCGCACCCAGTGTTCATACTGGGCGCGGTCGCGGTAGTTCAGATAGAGGTAGGCGTTCCCCGTAGCATCCAGCTTCTCGGCTTCGACCATCCCTGATGGCTTGGGCAGGTACTGGGCGTTTCGCCGGATAGCGCTTTCCCCTTCGAGCGCGTCGTCCATCAATCGCCATTCGGCAATGTGTTCTTCGAACTCTGGGTTTGTCGATTGCACTGGCATTATGCGAGGCCTCCTATGCGGCGGACACCGCCTGTGCGTACGCGTTTGGTTTTTGCTACAGCGAAGTATCGAAAGGCGTCGGCGCCGTGTGATGTACTGTCATGGAGTGGTTTGTCCTTCCAGCAGCCGCGGTTCTCGTCCCAATCCTTGCGATAGTTTTCGAGATGACCAATGCCCTCTTCGCACTTGGACTCGTCGAAGATGCAAAGAGCCAAGATCTCGCGGGCCGATTCAATGCCGTCGTCGACCCCGGTCCGTGGAACGACCTGAAACTTGATTGAATAACGCTCGCCATCGATTTCGTAGCCCTCTCTGGCGATATCCTTGCGGCTCTTGGCATCACTACCGAACTCGCGATTCTCTATATCGTGCGGCCCCCAGTGTTCGGAATAGGTGTAACCCTTGCCCTTGAGCACCTTCATGTAATGGCGCAGGCCTTCGCCTGAGTTCTCGTAATAATCGACGACGTGATACTCAGCGCCGATCTGGCGCACGAACCAGATTGCCGTGGAGTCGCCGACGCCGATGTCCCAGAAGGTCATCACCGGCTGGTGACTGTTGTTTGGAATAACGCCAATCCGCTTGTTCGCATAGAGCTTGGCGAACTGTTTGGCGTAGTAGGCACCCTCGACAGACTGCTGGAACGCCTCGGCCGGTAAAGACGGGTATTCCCGCTTCATGTCGTCGCCGAGCGTTTTCTCCTTGGCCGAGTACCACGCTCGCTGTCCTGGGTTCGTGACAATTCCGTGCTTAGCCTGCAGCTCGTTGAAGTAATCGGTCAGGCGTTGCGGTATAACGACTTCAGCGGGGTCGAGCCAGTACAAGCCGTTACGCCACCAACTGAAGAAAAAGAATTTCCAGTCCAGCTTGCCCAGCGGCACGCCGGACATCTGCTGCTTCTCTGCGCTCTGCGAGTAATCGAAGAAGTACCCCGCCCGCCCCTCTGCCGTCGACTCGATGGTAACGAAGCAATCGGCGGCGACCGCCTCGAATGCCCCGGTGACGATCTCTCGGGCCTTGTGAGGAAACTTGGCACAGATCTTCCCGAACTCGGATACGTGCAGATACCGTAGAGTCCCGCCCCGGAAGGATGTGGACACGTAGAGCGATCCGCCCTTGCTGAACACAAGCTCACCAGCAGCATCGTTAGAAGCAGGGTTGGCTGCGCGTATCTCCTTGGGAAGGTTGTCATACGCATACTTGATCTTCTCGCGGAACAGGCGCTTGGCGTCGTTCAGGGTGTGGGCGATAAGCGCGCACTTTGCCGACTCAAACAGCGCAGCATCCAGTTGGACGATGCAGACCAGTGTAGTGAAGCCTAGCTGACGAGCCTTCAGGATGATGTTGCGGGTGTGCATACCTTGGAAGTAGTCGATCTGCTCCTGCGTCATCCGGAAGCGGACTTTCTTCCCGTTCTTATCGGTGATGAAGTACAGGTTGTTCAGGCGCCAGAACCTATCCCTGAGCAGCTTCATGTGCTCGGGCTTCATGGTCAGGCATCCTTCGTTAATTCATCCATCAGGCTCGACAGTTCGTCGGTGTCTGTTGATTTGTCCTTCTCATCCAGCCCGTAAGCCTGGCGCTCCAGGACAACCAAAGTCTTCAGGGTCTCCGCCAGTTCCTTCATGGTTTTGGTGCGAGTCGGTAATGCGCCCATTTTCTGAGCCAGCGCAAGAACGTCGGCCATCGCATCACCGTCGTCATGGTCGCCATCTTTGAGCTGTGCAATCAGCTGCTTGATCGTGCCCTGCTCATCGGTCAGCGCCTCAAGCTCATCCAGCAGCTTGTTCGTGAGCCTACGACTGCGGGAAATGTCTCCCCTGTGGGCCAACCGGATGTCAGCAATAACCTCAGCGTTGGCTTCCACGATTCCACGTTCGGTTGCCAACGTTTCCGTGGAAACCTTTGTGGAAACCTCACGTTTGGAAACCAGCGAATCGGCCTTCGCCTTGATCTTGGCGTTCAGGTCACGATCCCAGCCTTCAGCCTTCGACCGCTTGTTGATTGCTGTGTGAGATACACCGCAAGCGGCGGCAATCTCTCTGACGGAAAGCAGACCAGCCCGGAAGAGCTGTTCAATGCGCTCCCAGTCGGGTTGCTTGGTTGTCATAAAGGACTCTCAGAAAACGAAAGTGGTATTGAAATAGTGGCTGGTTGGCGGTATTAACAGCGAATTACGAAACCCAAGGGATCACCGTGTGGAGCAGGGAACGAGTATTTTTGAGTTCGCGGGATTCGCACTGCTTATGCTGTTAGTCGTCATTTTCAGCGTGCGCGGGGCTAACCGGTGGGAAGCCGGTATCAATGCAGACTTCCAGGCGGCGCTGAAAAACCTGCATATCGTGAGCTATGAGCTGCTTGTGGATCGGACCGTATCCCCGAACTCGAACAGATACGCCGAGGTTTACCGGATACTGCGCGATCAGGACGACCGATACTTTCTGTACATGCTGCTCGATGATGCCAAGGGCGTGCTTAAGCCACTCACCAAAGAGCGAGCACTCATAGCCGCAAAGATGAGCGGGTATCAGAAAAATGGTTAGCCCTGCGGCACACCCTTAATCATCAGTATCCAGCAACACATCAATCAGTTTCTGCTCACCCAGGCAGATGGCGCCCAGGCATTGCAGGTCGTCACACTTCGGGCCGAGACCGAACACGGTCACCTCACCCTTCGGTCCGATCAGCGTCAATGCGCCTACCTTGCACTCGGGATGCTCACCGGCATCGAGGTCGTCCGCAATCTTGCGTAGGGTCTTTGCGGCATCGCGCCAGTCCTCGCGCTTGAACTCCAACACCTTCACGCTCATTGGAACACCATCAAGTGCGTTTGCGAGTGGGCGTGCCCGTGCAAGGTGGAGACGACAAAGCCTTGAGGCAGCCCAGCAGCCTTGGCGCAATCAATGGCTTTGACGATGGCAGCATCCATATCAATGAGCGCTTTGCTGATCTCCGCGCTCACTGGAGCAGCATGGCGAATGTTTGTGACGTTGCTCATGCTTTACTCCACTGTGTCACGCGGCCAGGTTGAACGACGCCGCCGTTGTAGAAAACCCTGACTTGGCCGCGCAAGCGCCTGGTGTAAACCTCGTCACGGTCATTGCGCTTGACTCTCATGGGCTGGGGCACGAAGACAACAACTCCGGTGGCGGTATCGCACCAAAGAACGTGTTTGATCTCGTTGCCATTTACGAACACGGCTCTGCTACCACGTCCGTCACCAGCACTATGGAAGGTGGGATTGGGCATGGTCACTCCGCACCGCAGTGGGTTATCAGACGAAGGGGTCGGCGGGCTTGGCAATGGAGCGCACAAACCACATAAAGCCTTGCTGTAGATTGGTCTTGGCCAGAGCCAGGGCGCGAGGGTCAACGCCTTCAATCTGACCGATTTGCTTGAACAGCTCACCGGTATCGGCCTCTAAGGCCTTGATCGAGTTCATGCCGTCGATCTCCGACTGGCTCAGGTCGCGGTATCCGGTAATTTTCTTGTGCTGGTTATCCATGATCTTTCCTCTGTCGTTCGCGCCACGAAATGGCAGTGTCTGAATCTGTAGCGCGTTAAGGCGTCTGCCGCTCTACCGCCTCGTTGACCTTGTCGGCGGCCTTGCTGGCTGTCTCTGCCGCCTTGGTGGCCTTGCCGGCTGCATCCTCAACCTTCCCTGCTGCATCGGTCGCGGTCTTGGCCAGCTTGTTCAGGCGCATGTCGCGCTGCACGGTGGCCTCGTCATAACCACGGCGCACTTCGGCGACCTGGGCGCTGTACCAACTGGCAAGCGACCATTGCGAAGCACCGAAGCCCAGCGCGAACGAGCCAGTCACCAGCAGCAAGGCAATCACCCACACTTCCAAGCGACGCCACCACCGCCGGGCGATGAAATCTCTGACGCATCTTTCCATCAGTTGATACCTCTGAGCTGTGCACGCAGACGAGCGATCTCAGCGCTTTGGGTAGTGACCTTGTCAGTGAGCTGGGCCACCTGGCTGGTCAGGGCTTCGATCTTCCCTTCCATCCGGCCCACGGCGGCAGCCAGCTCGTTGCGTTCTTTGGCGAACTGGTCAGCCCGAGCCTCGGCCTCTTTGCGCGCCAGGCGTTCCGAGTCGAGCAGTTCGTTGAGCCGTCGGACTGTGCCGATATCGGCGTTGTCCATGGCGCGGTCGGTCGCATCCCTGGAGAGGAATTTCCTCAACCACAGGAAGCCACCCAGCAAGATTGTGCCCGTACCGCCCAGCCAGGTAGCTGTGCC